CTCCCATTGAAAATTACCCTTTGTAATTACATTGGAATAACCTATACCTTCATTGTAATCTATCTGTTCGTATATCTTAACTAGGTTAAATATACTGTTTTTAGTTTCATCTCTAAATGCATGCTGCTCTGTCCTTGGAAACTGTCTGTAAAATTCATTAAGACCATCTTGGTCATCCCTTAATCCATCAGCTTCATTCTCCCAATGCTCAATAACCCCAATCTCTATTATTTCTCCAAGCGGCCCTTTAACTGGTTCTTCAGGTGTGTCGAATACAGGCATTCCAAAAGTATCAATGTATCCTTCGTAGTTCCATTCCATAGGGATGAACAAACTATATAATCCACTGCGAGTCTGTCCATTCTTATTTCGCTTTGTAACGTCTGAGTCATAGTAAAGCTTTTTGAAGTTCTCCCCTCCTTTATCTAAAGCATTCGAGGTAGACCCCATCATACACTTTCCCGTGATACGACTACCAAGCCTGAGAGTTGTTTTTGTTACCCTCCAGTTATTTAATATGTTGTCTGGTTTAAGCCATTTACCTGCCTCATCATGCACAAGTAAACTTAGCTTCTCACCATCATAGGAGTTATCTCCAGTGTTCTTCCAGTCTATTGTTGTGTCTAGACCTTCTATTATTTTTGTATCTTGTGTCGATGTTATCGTTCTCTTTGTAAGCTTAGAAGCAGGAACCCGGTAGGCAAGCTCTGTCTTTGGTCTATCCATACCATCTTGTATGGGTTTAAAGAAGAACGGATAGTTGATCGAAATAGGAACAACCTTATCTGTAAACATCTTTTTAGCATCGGCCCCAGACTTTGATAATATACCAAATCGAGAGTCAGAGCTTATTGTTGCAAGATTCACAGTTTCAGCAGAAGACATAAACGAGAAACCAGACCGTCTGTTTTTCAAATAACACATGCCGTAGCATCTACTATCTGCCTTACATGCCTCCCAAAATATAAAGAACAATCTATTAGCTTCCCTAAAGTCTGGCCTTCCTACGTCAATCTTAGTCCACTGCAAATACATATAATGAGTGCCAGTGATATAAGTAGGTTTATTGTTATTATAAAACCAATAACCTTCTTCGCGTTTGGTAAACTCTGAATCAATATATGCATTCCACTTTTCCTTAAATTCTTTTGGGTAAGAGTCCCATTCAAATATATTCTTTATCTGCTTGAGCTCTTTTGGATATTCTTCAGCCACCCATTTGTTTTGTCCCTTGGGAATGTTTGACGGAGCTTTAGGTAAGGCTATCTTTAGATTCTGTATCTCGTAAACCTCACCAATCTCACCAGTCTTGCTAATCACAACAATATCGTGTTCTTTGTTGTATCCGTATTCCCAGGCTTTCTTTTTGTTCATCCGGATAAGAGTGTTAGTTCTTATCGGCTCAACTATAGAAAATAGTGTTTGATTATAAGGAATCATTTAGACCTCCTTTCTGCAAAGCCTCTAAATACTTTGCTCTCATCCACTTCTTTTGGTTTATTCTCAAGCTTGTCTTTCTCCTCCTCTATGCGATTGAGTATTTCAAAAGCATCGAATATGGCCAGCTTCTTTGTAGCAGCAGCATTCTTGAGCCTATCTGCACTTACGTCGTCATCTGTATTGGTTATGATACGCTCTTGAGCTACCTTAATCAATTCCTCAACTGCCTTGTAGCCAGCTTGTACTATATTCTGTTTCGTCTCCTTGATATTCATACCGTATACAAATAGAGCTTGTCGGAACTCTGTATAGCATCTCTCCATCTATGATGAATTTGTATTCGCTATCCTTTGTAAAACCAACAAGGTCATTTAATTTAATTCCACTTGATTTTAATGTATTGTCGATGTATTTAACAACGCCTTTAAGCTCGTGAAGAGAATCGGGGTTGAACTCATCTGTATTTAATATAGGCTTGACAAAGCAGTATCCTTCTATCGGCTTCCACTTCTTGCCTCTTTGTACATGTATATCTGTTCTGGATCTACAAAGTACTCGTCTTCATCAAAGAAGCTCCTTGAGTTTTTCTCATTGCCTCTAACATCGTAGAACCTTCTGAAAACATTATGATGAAGAATTACCTCATCTCCTTTTTTTATACCAGTTTTTCCGTTTATCGGTGTTTCAAGAACAACTCCAACCCTACTTACATATTCGTGGTTGTCCATCTTGGTGTTTAAAATAAGGTTTGTATCTCCAACTTTTTTAGTGTTTTCGTATCTCTGGTCTTTTGGTTTGATAATAAAACTGTATAAGCTCCTCACTAATACTCTAGATTAAATTCAACACTGATTGCCATGTTTTTGTTAAACTCTTTCCATGGCAACACATCATTATTCTTGGTTATATATATAATGTATTTGTCTTCTTGTTCTAGTATGTCACATATTTTATGCCCTCCATACACCTCTTGCCCTACCGAATAGTGCATTGCAGAATCTTTATAATCTCTGCCAATAGATATTTTTCTGATTAAATTCATTTATTTGATTTTATTTTAGCGTATTTCTCAAAACCACGAGAGCCAAAGTAAGCCACATATACTGCCAAAAGCAAAGTCTCAAGAAGTGTTATCCAGCTTTCATCCATCACAAAGTAGTTTATTGAATCTAAAACAGCGCATACAGTGGACACAAGTGTTAAATATATAACAATAAGTGGCCTGACTAACTTAGTTAAATTGTTGTCAGAAGTAGCGTCAGCCTCCCACCTTGTTGTTATGTTAGCTGTTTCATCCTCATCAAGCTTTAACAACTCTAGAGCCGTATCCTTATCGTCATCGGTCATGTATTTGTCCTTAGTGATAAGGTTTTTGGCAACACCTAAAAGGCCTTTATCAGGGATAGATTCTCCAATAGCGTCAATTATTGCAGAACCATTCCTTGATAAAAAGCCCCCTACTTTAGTGTCTTTAAATTTTTTCTTTGGCATTTTATTTAATTATATAATTAATTAGTATTTACCTCTTTTACTTTTAGGGCTAGCTTGAGTTGAACCTCCTTTGCCCGCCCATAGATTCTTACAAGCCCAGTAGCGAGCTGTTAATTTGTCTTTAGCCGTGTCACACTTGTGGCGCGCCTTGAAGCTTTTTCTAGCAGCAGCAGAGTAGTTGTGTCCATACCCCGTTGCTCCAAAGTGAATGATTTTCTCTTGACCACCTTGACAAGCCTTAACCACTTTCTTTTTAGCAGGGTTGGGACTCTTGCGAGGCTTGTTGCAAGGCATTTTAGATTTATCTAACTTTGCCATTGCATTTATTTTTTACAAGATCCAGAATGAACTTTTCCGCATTTAGCACATTTCTTGCCAGCAGCAGCTTTCTTTCCTTTTCCGTAAGACATACTTTTTTTCATAGTTTGAGTTTTAAATTAGCGATCTTTGTCTTTTAACATGTCGTCCATTGCTTTGTTGACAACTTTGTCGGTATAGGTTCTGTTTTCATAAAAAGCATTAACCCTCGATGTTGGTATGTCTTCTTCTCCTAGCAATATCTTATATATTCTTGTTATCAGCATCTTTGTCTTAAAAGACGATGTGTATATACTGTGCTCTCTTCCTTTACGATTTCCCTGCCTCCAAACAACTATCCATCCATCTCTCTTGAATCTAGACCACCTATGCTTGTCCCAAGTGTAGATATAAGCCCCGTCAATGAAGTCTTTTCTTGAAAACCTATCTAGGGCATCTAAATAAATTAAAAGCTCTAAATCGGGCTCTGTAAGGCCGTTTGATTTTGCGGCCCACTTTCGAACAAGACGATAGTATTTTAGGAATTTTATTTCTCTAAGATCGCTAACACTTATCCTCATTGAACAAGAACTATATCTCTTTGTCGGATCACCTTGTATTGTTTGTTTTCAAACAGTATATCGTGACCAGCGTGTTTGTCGTAATATATCGTATTTGAAGGCTCTATTCCTTGCGTTAGATTGCCGCAGCTTATTATCTCAGCCTTTAGGTATCGTATATCGTCTGTTGTTGTCTCAGTTAAAATAAAGCCACTAACCTGCTTAGGCTCTTCCTTAATAGGCTTTATCACAACATAATCATTTATTGCTTGCATCACCTATTCTTTTATTTGATATTATACAATCAGCAGACATTATCGTAAGGGCAACGCTTGTTGCGTTCTTCAGAGCTGTCTTAGTTACAAGAGCAGGGTCAATGATTCCGTTTTTAATCATTCCAACCATCTTTCCGCTTGTAACATCTATTCCTTTACCAGCTTGCCTTGGAGAACCGTCATAGGTTATCCCTGCATTTTTAAGGATTACTTCAAAAGGTTTTTGTATTGCTTTTAGTAATACTCCTTCAGCTTCCGATGCTGGTTTTATTTTTGTCGATGCGTCTAATAGCGTTATGCCACCTCCAGGAACAATCCCTTCTTGCAGGGCTGCCTTAACAGCGTATATCGCATCTTCAACTCTATCTTTCTTTTCCTTTAGCTCTACTGCGCTTTGAGCCCCTACCTTTATAATTGCAACAGAGCCGGTAAGCATTGCAAGTCGCTGCTCTAGTTTTTTCTTCAGATATGGATTATCTTCGTTCTTTATTTTCTCTTGAACAATAGCAATCCTATCGTCTAATCCTTCTATATCTTCACCAATCTTCAGAACCGTGTTTTTATCGTATGTAACGGCCTTTAATGCGCTTCCTAGTACTGATACGTCCATAAGCTCTAGATCGTCTCCTAGAGACTCGTCTATGAGCTTTGCGCCAGTTAGAATGGCTAGGTCTTGAAGGGTGTCCATCTTCGTTGGGCCAAATCCTGGCAAATCAACAAAGTTAACTTTTATGTTACCCTTAACCTTATTCATCAATAGTGCCGATGTTGGTTGTTGGGCTATCTCACCTATAATTAACAGTGATCTTTTTTCTTTTATAACAAACTCTAGAATGTTTTGTATCTTTCTGATACTTTCAATTGGAGTTTTTGAAATCAAGATAAGTGGCTCTTCAAGCTCACATTTATCTTTCTCTTGGTTGGTAGCTAAGTGCTGAGACTTTAATCCTGAATCAAAGTTAACGCCCTTCTCAAAGTCAATGTAGGTTTTCTCTGTTTCAGACTCCTCCATTATAACAACTCCATTCTTCCCTACAAGGCGATAGGATTCAGCTATAATGCCACCAAGCTCTGAATCGTTGTTTGTTGATATTGTAGCTACATCGGAAAGATTGTCTTCTGTGACATCTTTCTTTATAGCGTCTATATATTTTATAACCTTGTTTAACGCTGAGTTAACTCCGGTTTTTAATTCTCTAAAATCAATATAGCTGTTTTTCAGCTCTTCTAAAATGGCATCGGCAAGAACGGTAGCTGTTGTTGTTCCATCTCCGGCTTGCTTAACAGTATTTCTTGCAGCTTCCTTTATCAGGGTAGCCCCCATATTTTCAACTGGGTCTATAAGCACAACGCTCTCTGCAACCGTAACACCATCTTTGGTTATTATTGGTTTGCCTAAAGCGTCCTCATAAATTACACACTTCCCAGATGCGCCGAGAGTGGAGCTGACCGCTTGGGCCAGCTTCCTCACTCCGCGTCTTATTGCTCCACTTGCTTCCTCTCCGAAAGTCAAGTCTTTTACGATCTCACTAGGGTGATTGTATTCCATTTAATTTAATTTAATATTAGTGGTTATTCAAATGTTTTAACTACAACTGGCCCTTTGGCTAGATCTAGTTTTTTCTGGTAATATGCGATTGAACTGTCAATAGCTCTTTCGCAGGCCTCAATGGTTTCCCTTCGGGTTACATCGTTCCATTCATTGTCCCAAAAGTACTCTGATTGGAAATAGCCGTTTGGTAATTCTACAATTCTCCAGTTTTTCTTTTGCATTACATGCTCCCAAAGTTTTCTGGTTTCTTCGGGTACAC